CCATTAAAATTACTTATTATTGGTAAAGAATCACCACCTGATGTACCTGATCCACCAATCATAGATGTTGCATAATTTGCTGCAAGCCAAGCCCAATTAGGACGATTAGCCTTTGGAAAATTTTCAACTGCAAATTGTCCATGAGGTATATATAACACACCAGAATTTGCAGGAGTCATATCACCAGCAGCTCCATTTTCAACATTCCCAAAAATACCCCTATACCGCAAAGAACCTCTCCAGAACCGATATTGTGGAAATAACATGGCCAATGGTTGAACTGCTCTATTTGGCAAATAATTTTGTGTAGCAATCAAATAATTAGTGTCCTCTCCCAAATTAACTGGATACACATCAAACAAACAATAAGGTAAAGTTTGATTAGGAGGAATACTAGTAGTATTAAATAGAGGAGTATAACCAGAATTGAAATCATTAGCAGTTGTTGCTACAGCATTTTGTGCTACATATTGATAATAAGTAACAGCGCTCCGAGGATAATAACGTCTCAATATTTCTCTAGTATGCTTAATCGGAGCATTAATACCAAAATGATCATCTGATTGCATAGGACCCATATCAGGCGGACCAATACGTTTTGCTCTGACAATATCAGCTGAAGCATCTGGTGGATTAGGTGCCGTACTAGCTCCTGCTTTAACTCCCCCACCATTATCACCTTGTGCCTTCGCTGGAAGAGGAATAATATTTTGACCAACAATTGATTGTATAAAAGTCTGATTAATATTAGATGGCATATAAACTTCAAAATCACTACTTCCTGAATAAGATAAAATTATAGAAATATCTGGTGGAGCCACACTAGTTGTCTGTAATTGCGTTACAACGCTAATATCAAATGAACCTAAAAAATAATCATTCCACCAAGGTCCAACTCCTTCTGGGTCATCAGGTGAGATGGGTCCTCTACAAGTTCTCTTCCAACGTGTTTCAGATATATATGGAATATCATACTCAAAAACATTCTTATCACTGTTCAACTCAAATTCCACTGCATATTGTGATGTTGCATCCCGTAATCCAACTTGTACACCAGGTGGTGCTCCATAATTCAAAGTTAAACAAAGTCTACCAGTATGAAACATTGTTGCTACCAATTCCATACGAATACGCATTCCTCCACGCCAAAAAGCAAAATGCATAGCATTATATTCCCACTGTGTCATAGTTATCAAAGCTCCAGACGTAAGAGTAACCTGATTAGTAGAACCAGACATAAACAAAGATGTCATTGGACCAATAAAACCAGAAAATAATGAAGTCCCACTTGTAGCTGAACCAGACCATGTTATTGTATGCCAATAAGTAGGAGTATGTAATAAAAAAGCCATCGTCATCTCATCAACATTAGTAGAAAAATGGTCAGGATGAACGATAGCCAAATTGGAAGGATCTAAATCCATTCTAGTAACCAATTCAGAACCTTTAGAATGTGCAAAATTCTGAATATATTTACGTACTACATTAAATGGATTTATGGAACGTGCCGCTCTATCATATGCAGGAACCGATACTTTATTACCTGATGCTGCACCACGAAAATCATCATTCGTCATTTTTTTGTGGAATACAAGTTCCATCCATATTGCCATAGGCTGTAACATTATTCGTAGTAGAAACAGTACCTCCTTGACCTTTTGCGGCAGCAATTTTGGCATTACGCACCAATTGTCTACCATGTTCCGCATTAAAAACGGTACCGGACGATGATGAATTTAAAGGTACATAAAATTCTGAATCTTGACCAAAAGACGCCCACACTACCAAACTAATAGATGTAGGTGAACCCGTCGCTGCACCTAATGGAACTAAAATGTTACATGAGACTGTAGCTGTAAAATCCAAATTTAAATCAATAGCTGGACCATTTATAGAAATGTATGACTTTATATTATAATACGGAACTATCAAACGTCCTTTAGTACTACTAGTTGGATCTAAGGATAATGGATTTAAACCATAATACGTTGTCGGATTATTATCATGCCAACGTGAGACAATAGTACCATCAGTGAAAGGAACAGCAAAAACTTTCAATCTACCCAAATGCATCTTCATACCTGTAAGTTCAAAATCCAAAATGACTGAACCCTTCCAAAAAATAAATCTCTCGAAAGCCATTGATTGTAAATAATTTACGATTACATCCCTTGGCAATACCAAGTCAAATAATGATTGTCCAGCTGCTTGTGCCGTTGTCCACGAATATGTATTAACCCAAACTCTTCTGTGTACTGTATCTACCATTGACCAACGTGGATCTGGCATACAAGAACGAGTCAAAGTACCACTACCAATATTAGGTTCTTGAGTAGGTCCAGTTATTTCTACTTCTCTTTGAGTTTCTAAAACTATACCCTTTGTGTTATCACTTGATTTAAAAGGTTCATTAATATTCGTTGTTATAGGCACACTCGAATCAATAGGCATACCAGGTTCACCTTGCGCTTGTGCAGGAACATATTTTCCACTTTCATATTTTGTCAAAAACAATTTATGATAATAAATATAATCCTTCAAATCTTTATGATAAATTAATGGAAGACTTTCCTTAATTTTATTTCTATGAATTTCGAACATTTCCTTTCCATATGAATACATAAATGCTAATGAATCATTAAGATTATCCAAAGAAGCCTGTTCCAAAGTCAAATCAGCACACTCACGTGTCCAATTAGTTAATTCAGTAATAGTTTGAATATCCATAATAGCGTGTTGTCTTCCACAATCATCTTCCCTAAAACCACGTTTCAAAAATGTTAATTTACGCACTGGTTCAATACATGCTGGACCATCTTTCTTCGAATTAGTATATTCCAAATTCAATTTCTTTAATTCTTCATATAAAATCTGAGGATTAAAATATGGTAAAACTTCTTTCTTAATAGAACAAATACCATCATCACCATAGATAAAAAGAGTAATATTTTGAAGAAAATCTTGTAATGAATTTAAATCTGATGGAACTCTCTTATAATAAGCATATAAAAACTTCATCATATGAACCAACGTATTAATTATAACTGTAAGTGGATTACCAGAAGGATTACCAATATGCGTAAAATACACTTCATTACCAGCACATTGAGGCGTATGAATCATTTCATCAAACATAACCCTTCGCGCAATTTTATTCTCTTCATTATCATCATACCAATCATTAATAATCTCACACACGCCCATCAAAAATTGTGGAGATAAATTACCATCCCAACCACTAAAGTCTCCACCAAAACCAATAGTTGAATTCGTTTCAAGTTTTTGTAAAAGCACAGTCCATTCAATTGAAGCTGGATCAATACCTACAGCTGAAAAATACGACAATCTATTATGGTAAAAAGCAGAATTAAAAGCACCAAATAAACGTCTGCAAACAATTGTAAAATCCACTGGTGGAATTGTAAACACACGGGTTTTACCCTCAAAAATTTTAATAAAATCTCGACGTTCATCCTTTTGCGTATCAATCCATAAACTCTCAACCCTATTTCCCATTTTAGCTTGTTGAAACGTCTATCCACTTTAGCTTGCAATTCACTTGAAACAATTTGATAATCATAAGTATTTTCAATCTTTTGAATATATGGAAATTTACCCTTTGCACCAGGCACTAAATTCCACGGAAATCCACTAGATGTCAACATATCCATTCGAGCAACATATTCATCATCCTTTACTCCATTCAAAGATTCAAATTGTGACAAGAGTCGGCGACCAATCTTACTATTTAAAGGTCTCATAATATCAGCTACACTTTCAATTACCCTATTCAAAATTACTGTATCCACCAATGGTGCTGGATTACCATATTTCTCAATACCCTTCCTCAATGGGGTCATATCTCCCAACTTAAAAGCCCGTGGATCCATTGAGTGTAAAACAGCTGGTCCAGTTTTAATTGGATAAATTTTCCCATGAGTTATTGAAGGTATTATTCGAGTTTTCTCCGCAGCTCGAGGATGTTTAAAAATAGTACCAACTTTTGTAAAATTACCCTGTGCTTGTATACATCCCAAATCAGTGTTACAAATATCAACCTTAGGATAAGCTGGTTGCAAATTAAATCCCAAAACGCGTAAACCATCCGTGATCATTTCTTCAGTTACAATTTGCGCTATCCCATCACCTGTGCTACCACCAGCAGAATGAATTCCAACGAGTTTTTTAGCAGCATACTTGTCCATCATTACAACAACTGAACCACACATTCCGGGAAAAGTTTCTGTCTTATAAGCCCACGCTGTTGCCTCAGCTATAATAAAATCAGAATCTACATTTTGATTTGATATAATTTTATCCCTAACCTCTGGTCTTTCCCAAAAGTTACTCTCCTTACGCAAATTTGCTGAATAAAAATAACACAAATCATTCCTCTTAACAGTAGTATCTATTTTATAAACAATTGGTAAAGTACATCTATCAACTGTTGCCATCATTGCAGGAAATTCTTTAGCAAATTCCAAACCAGCATTAGTTATAAAATGCTTGGAGATATCTTTATAAACTGGTAAACAAGCCTCCATTTCATATAACCCCACATCCTTTCCAATACGAACTAATTTTCGAGGATTATAAGCACTTCTAAAAATAGATGTTCCAATCTTGACAATAATAGGAATCCCCTCTTTATGCTTTTCACCCTCACGATTACAAAAAATATGATAAACTGTCAATAAAACCCTTCCACCAATCATCGTACATACCATTTCATAATCTTCAATACTAATTCGCCCCAAATGTGGCACTAATTTATTGTTCGTCACTTCAATAGCATTTTGATCAATAGAACCCTCACCCTTAGTTGGTATTGGTGGAATAACCATTGGTTTTATCTGATTCATCCTCTGCTGAGTTTTCAAATGATGTCCTGAATAAACCCCTTCTGCTGCTAGAAATTTTTTAACCCGAGGATCTCTAAGTGTATGATCAACAATTTCTTCAACCTCTTGATCAGTTAAATTCGAAAAATCCTCACAATTATCCATAGCATTAGAAAAAATCTGAACCATTTCTGGAGTTGAATTTCTTAAACGTGAATATAACCCATCCCAACGACCTTCAGCCAATAATTTCTGAACACGAGGATGATTAAAAGTACAGCCCAACTCCTGGACAATTTTCTTCTTATCATTATTCAATAAATTTTCTGCTCTCTTTGCGCGTTGCCAGCCATTAAATTTCCGCATACCGTAGATCATTCCAATCGTACCAGCTATAATTCCTGCCAAAGGCAAAACAGATAATAAAGCTTCGTACCAATTAGGTTTCTCGATTTGCTCATCAATTTTTCTCAAAGCCTCATAAAATTTACCTCCTTCTTCTTGAGCAAAAAGTGTTCGCTGACCACGACCCTCAAAAGTATTATTCAAAGTCATAAATTGAGCAAAATCATCAGCCAATCCTTGTGCTTGAGCTGGTCGCATATTAGCAGCTTCTATCATTGCTTCATAATTGATAGATGCTTGACATTGTTGATTAATATGTTTTACATAAGCATCTTTTAATTTTCCAATAAATTGTTGATAATTCAGAGTATCACCTCTAAACTTTTCATCAAAATTATGTCTTTCTACAAATTCCCAATGTGAATAATCAGCAGGTATTTTTGCGGGATCAACTTCCATACTACCTTGTTTTCGATATTCATTCTTAACTCTCACTTCATAAAAAAAATGACGCCGACGATACAAAGCTTGTGGATCACGTAATTCATTTGCATTCAAATAGGCAACATTTGAAGAACATATAACAACCTGTGATCTAAAAACTTCTCCTTTATCTTCTAATGAAGCCATAGGCAAACGCATTTGTTCATTAGATACTATTGTCATCATTTCACCAATATCACCTGGCCCATTTAAACCTCCACCATTTATAGCACCAAAATCATCATATTTAACAGCAAATTGACCTGTATAACCATCCCAATGCTGTATAGCTGGATTACGTGACCAAGCCAAATTCGGAGTATCAGGAGGACATCCTGCCAATATAGCTGGTAAAACTGTCATTAAAAATGATTTACCCTGCCCAGATCTTCCATACAAATAAACAACAAAAGGAACCCTTCTACCACCACGATTCAAAGCCGACATATCCACGATCTTATATAAGCCATCAATTTTCTTAAAAGATGATTCTAATAATTTATAAACTTGCGCAACCCGTGTTCCTCTAGTGGTACATTCTTTTAATAATTCTTGCCCCATTTTATACAATCGCAAAATTTGTTGCTGTATTTTATGATCATAAGCAGCACGAACAGTATAATCGTGTGAATCAAGTGAATTAACTTCATCAATCCAATCATAAAATTTTGTACCAGGGGCAAAAACATCCAACCACCATTTTGTGGGTACAACATAAGAAATCCAAATTTGAACTTGTTCTGGTACCGTCCGAAGAAACATTAAGGCAAGCTCACCTAGATCTTTCACTTCTCGTGTAATACCCTGCTTATACCTCAATGTCTCATTCACGTATTTCATTTGAGCCATATCTGGAATTTTTCCTGTTATCAATGTTCCAATTCCTTCAGTAAAAATATCCAACATTGCCATGCCTTGAGCTTGTGCT